GAGATAACATGATAAGTCCCCTTCTCTTCCCCGATATTATAAATAAGTTTGTAACACCTTATAATAAACCAATTGTTATAATTGAAAATAATAATGAAGGTGCTATGGTTGCTAATCAATTGCACTATGACATTGAGTATGAGAACGTTTTTACCCAAGGTTTTGCAAGTGCAGCCGACATCGGAGTTACGATGTCAAGAAAGATTAAACGAATCGGTTGTTCAACAATGAAAGAATTGTTAGAAGAACACAGATTAGAGTTAGTGGATAGGCCTACAATAACCGAGCTCATGACCTTTATAAATAAAGGTACAAGTTTCGAAGCTGATAGAGGTTATCACGACGACATGGTAATGAATATTGTCCTGTTTAGTTGGTTTATCACTACAGAATACTTCTATCACTTAACCGATACACAAGTTAAAGACTTGTTGTATGCCGAACAACAGAAGATAATCCAAGACGATTTGCTACCAGCAGGAGTCTTCGGAGAGGGAAGTCCTCAAGAATCTTCATTTGTGGATAAGGAAGGTGATAGATGGTATCACAAAAACATGTGATGGCCTTAGTGCCATTTAATAGGAAATTAAAAGTTATAAATAAAACAGTAAACAACTTTTTACATTAACAGGAGAAAAAGTATGGCATTTCAAGTATCACCAGGCGTACAGGTCAAAGAGGTTGACCTCACAAATGTTGTACCAGCAGTATCAAGCACAACTGGTGCTTTCGCTGGTTCATTCAGATGGGGCCCAGTTGGTGAAGTTAAAACAGTTTCCGATGCAAAAGGTTTGGTAGATAATTTTTCATCTCCTGCTAATACAATCGCAGCTGCTGAAGACTTCTATACTGCAGAATCTTTCTTAAAATATGGTTCATCACTAAGAATCGTTAGATCGGGGTCTTTAACCTCTCTAATGCGTAGTGCGAACGCATCGGGTGCAACAGCATCGTTATTGAAAAATCACGATGACTACACATATTCATATAAATCGGGTGCTTTAAACGGCACAGTAGGCCAATGGGTCTCACGTTATGCAGGAGTTTTAGGTAATTCACTTAAAATTTCTCATTGTGCGAGTGCAGATGCTTACGAGAAAAGTGCAGTAAGTACTACTACAGGAACAGAGGCGATTGGTCAAACAGTCATCGGTGTTGCTAGTGGTGCAGTTTTCCAAGTTGGAGATATCATAACCTTCGTTGGACATACACAAGAATATAAAGTAACAGGTATTGCATCTAACAATCTAACAGTTAAGTCACTAGGTCAACCAGCAAATACTGGTGTAACCGTAGCAATGGCATCAGGTGTTGCAATCACTAGAAAGTGGGAACATTATTCATTATTTAACAAAGCTCCAGGCATTTCTGCTGGTGCAACCTTAGCTGGTGCAACTGCTGATGAAATTCACATTGTAGTCATAGACGAAGATGGTGCTTTCACAGGAACAGCTGGAACAGTATTAGAATCATTTGGATTCTCTTCATTGGCTTCGGATGCAAAAACACCTGAAGGTAGTTCACTCTACTATAAAGATGTTATTGAGTCACAGTCAAAATATGTATACTGGTCAGGACACAACACTGCAACAGATTTAACCGCTGCAGAAGATAGAACACTTGCAACTTCAGTTTCAGACCCTTTCACAGGGCCGACATCACCATGGGTGATTTCATTAACTAAAGGTGTTGATGGAAATATCAGTACTGCTGGTCAAAAACATGCAGACTGGACAACTCATTTCGGTGATGCAGAAACAATCGACATCTCATTCTTAATCGTGGGTTCTACAAGAACTCGTGGTGCTAGTGCAGATCAAGATACTCGTGCAGACTGGACAACCCTTACTAACCAAGCAATTCTTCTTGCAGAATCAAGAAAAGACTGCATGGTCATTGTATCACCTAGATATTCAGATGTCGTTGGTGTTTCAAGTGAGTCAACTCAAGCATCAAATGTTAAAACAACTGCAGATACAGCAACTTCAAGTTCTTATGCAGTAATTGACAGTGGTTGGGTATACCAATACGATAGATTCCACGATACATACAGATGGATTCCTGCAAACGGACACACTGCTGGTATCATGGCAAGATCAGACCTTACTAGAGATTCATGGGTTTCACCTGCTGGATTCTCAAGAGGACAATACTTAGGTATCACTAAACTTGCTTTCAATCCGAAACAAGCATCTAGAGATGACCTATACAGAGCCAGAGTTAACCCAGTGGTTACATTCCCAGGCCAAGGAACATTGTTGTACGGTGACAAGACTGCATTAAGTACTCCATCAGCATTTGATAGAATTAATGTCAGAAGATTATTCATAGTATTAGAGAAAGCAATAGCAGTCGCTGCTAAAGCACAATTGTTCGAATTTAACGATGCCTTCACAAGAGCTCAGTTTAGAAGTGCAATTGAACCTTTCCTAAGAGATGTTAAAAACAGAAGAGGTTTAGTAGATTATTCAGTAATATGTGACGACACTAACAACACAGACTCCGTTATCGATAGAAACGAGTTCGTATGTTCAATTTTTGTCAAACCTGCTCGATCTATTAACTTCATTACATTGAACTTTGTCGCTGCTAGAAGTGGTGTAGAGTTTTCTGAAATTTATAGTGCAGTTTAAGGAGTATAAAACATGGCAACAATAGACCAATTTAAAGCACAACTAGTAGGTGGTGGCCCACGTGCAAACAGATTCAGAGTTTTCCTACCTCGTGCAGGAAACAAGATTGAATTCTTAGCAAGTGGAGCTCAAATCCCAGCTGCAACAATAGAAATCACTCCAGTTAAGTTTAGAGGTCAAACTCTTAAACTTGCTGGTGATAGAACATTTGCTGACTGGACAGTGAAGATCATCAATGACGTAGAATTTTCTGCAAGAACTGCTCTAGAAGCATGGCAGGAAGAGATACAAGGATTTGGTACTTCAGACGGTTCAACAACAACCGATTACCTCTTAAGTCGTGCCTATATTGAACAATTAGGTAAAGATGATTCTGTTCTAGCGAGATATGAGTTTTTTAATATGTTTCCATCAGAAATTGGTGCCATTGAACTGTCTTACGACAGTGGTGATGCACTAGAAGATTTCGATGTAACATTTGCTTTTTCTCACTGGGAAAGAACAGTCTAAGTAGAATAACAGTGAAATTAGCACTTTATAGGTGTTATAAATAATAGTATGGAAATATTCGGATTTGAAATTGCTCGTAAGAAAGACGAGTTACGTGCGACGACTGTCAACAAAGGACAGTCGTTTGTTCCACCAGTTGATGATGACGGTACACCAGTCATTCAACAACAAGCAGGTGGATTTATATCGGGTGGAGCTTATGGTTCCTATGTCGATATGGAAGGTGGTATCAAGAATGAGATTGAACTCATTCGGAAATACCGAGAGACATCGCTAGTCCCTGAATGTGACTCTGCGATCGAAGACATTATCAATGAGTGTATCACTTCGGATAGTTCCGATAGGATAGTCACACTCGACCTCAGAGATGTTAAACTCTCTGATAGCATCAAGAACAAGATGCAAGACGAGTTTACTAACATTCTATCACTAATGAAGTTCAATCAGAACTCTCATGAATTATTCAGAAAATGGTACGTTGATGGAAGAATTTACTTCCATAAGGTCGTTGACAGTAAACGCCCTAAACTTGGTATTGTTGATATTAGGAACGTTGACCCCTTGAAGATTAAGAAGGTCAGAAACGTTGAAGAAGAGAAGGGTAAGGACGGCGTAACAAGAATTAAGAAAATTGAAGAGTTTTATGTCTTCAATGATAAAGGTTTTGATAAGACTAGTGCCTCGGAAGGTGCAACTCTTAAGATTGCTCCTGAGGCAGTATGTTATACTACTTCGGGACTGTTAGATTATAACAAAAATGCAGTGATCGGATATATGCATAAGGCATTGAAGACTGCAAATCAGTTATCGATGATGGAAGATGCACTAGTGATCTATAGATTGTCTAGAGCTCCCGAAAGAAGAATTTTTTATATTGATGTTGGTAATTTACCTAAGGCAAAGGCCGAACAGTATCTTTCAGAGACAATGAATAAGTACAGAAATAAACTTATTTACAATGCAGATACAGGTGAAATCAAAGATGACAGAAAACATATGAGTATGTTGGAAGATTTTTGGTTACCAAGAAGAGAAGGTGGTAGAGGAACGGAGATATCTACATTGCCAGGCGGACAAAACCTTGCAGAGATAGATGATGTAGAGTACTTCAAGAAGAAGTTATACCAGTCTCTTAATGTACCATCGTCTAGGATGGAATCAGATAATGGTTTCAACATGGGCAGGTCTTCAGAGATTAATAGGGACGAGTTGAAGTTCAACAAGTTCACAAACAGACTTCAGAAGAAGTTTGCAAGAGTATTTAC